ATTGACAAAACAAAACATGAGTCCAACAGCCTGCAGGAATCCGAGGAACGCAAGGCCCGGGCACCAGAACTCCTCGAGGAGAAGCTCGCCCAGCTGCGCAATGAGCTCGTGCCGGTCAACCAAATCATCGGCCAGGTGGAACCCCTCTTCGGCGCCATCAAGCAGAATCTCATGGCGATCCCGAAGGCCGCTGCGCGCGAGTTTAATTCCAAAGAGTTAGAAACCTTCCTTGACGGATTCATCCGAAAATCTCTTACTGAACTCTCCACCATCCGCAATGTCGCGTGGGGCGATCCCAACGCTCAGGAATCGGCTGCTGATATCGCTCGGTTTATCGACGAAGCCGAGGCCGAGGATCACGATAAGCCAGTGGGCGGACCAGTACCGAAAACTAAGCGCCGAGGTAAGCGCCGAAAGCGGTCAGTGGGAGACGGCCAGGGCGGAGTACCAGCGTGAAATGATGGACTGTATCACCGAGGAAGCGATCGAGGAAGTGACCGTGATGAAGTCGGTGCGTACCGGCGGCACCCAGGCGGTCATCGATAACGCGATCGGCTACTTTATTCACCAGGACCCGGGCCCGATCCTGGTCGTCCACCCCGGGAAAAGCGAGGCGCGCGACTGGTCGAAGGACCATTTTGACAACATGGTCAGAGACACCCCTGCACTCTCAAGCCGGGTATCGTCCGAGAAGATCAAGGACAGACGGAACGAGATCCTGCGCAAGCAATTCCCGGGCGGGGTCATGTATGTCATCGGATCCAATAGCGCTGCTGGCTTCCGGCAGAAGACGATCCAGCGGGCCTTCCTGGATGACATCGATGCGTACGACTTTTCCGCCGGCGAGGAGGGAGATCAGATCCAGCTCGCGCGCAATCGCACGCTCTCCTACACCGACTTCCAACGCAAGATCGTCAAGGTATCCTCGCCCACGATACGTGGCATTTCGAAGATCGAGCGGGAATATTTTAAGAGCGACCAACGGCATTATTACGTCCCCTGTACCCGCTGCGCCCACTTCCAGACGCTGATCTTCTCGAATGATTCCCAGTTTGCCGAGCTCGCCTCGTCATTCCTTCGATTCGATTCGGAGAACCTTTCGTGGGTCTACTACGAATGCGAGAACTGCCATGCGAAGCTCGACGAGTCCCACAAGCTGCGGATGATCCGGGGCGGGCGCTGGAAGAAACTCAAACCCGAAGTTACCCACCATGCCGGCTTCCATCTCTCCGAGCTCATCTCCCCGTTTTCGAATTGGCTGGAGATCGTCAAAAGCTTTCTCGCTGCCAAGCGCAACCGCGAGGAGCTCCGCGTATGCGTCAACCAGAGATTCGGTGAGACCTTCGTCGAATCGAAATCCTATGAGATCGACGAGGATAGTCTGCTGGCTCGCCGGGAGAAATATGTCAACGTCCCCGAAGGCGTACTGGTCCTCACCGCCGGCGTCGACGTGCAGCCGGACCGGCTCGAGGCGATCATCTACGGTTGGGGGGTGAACCATGAATGCTGGTTCATCGACCGACGTATCATCATCGGATCTCCGGAGCGCAACACGACCTGGGACGAGCTCGACGAATACCTTTCCAATGAATGGACCCATGAGTCGGGGCTCATCCTTCGTCCGTGGGCGGCCAACGGACTCAACTGCGTCTGCGTAGACTCCGGATTCTCGGCCGAAAACGTCTACCGCTATGTCAAACGTCGGCAGATGAAGCGCTATTTCGCTGTCAAAGGTGACGAGGGATTCAAGAAACCGTTCATCATCGACACCAAATACGACAAGAAATACCGTGCGCGCTTCGCTGTGGTCGCTGTCGACGCCATCAAAACGCGCATCATGGACATGTTGAGCGCCGATACCAAGCCCGGCTTCGGCTATATCCACTACCCGGAGCGCTGCAATGAGGAGTTTTTTAACCAGCTCACGAGCGAAAAACGCGTCATCCGCAAGGCGACGAGCGGGCATCCGAAGCTCGTCTGGGAGCTCAAGGATGGTTTCCGCAATGAAGTCTTAGATTGCACCGTCTATAACTTTGCCGCCGTGGCACTTCTGAATCCAAGCTTCGAAAAATTGAGATCGAAGTGGAATGACCGCGTCGCTGCGAAGGAGATGAGCGCCCAGACTCAACCTCACGAGCAGGTCTCATCCGATCGCGCGGCGCCGGTAGCACCGCCGCCAGCTCGCCGGCGCGGCCGGCAACACAGTGGATGGAATGTGAAGGTATGAGCGCCGAGAGCAAAGAGGGCCGGCCGTACCTATCCCCGGAGAACGCCGACAAGGTCCGCAAGATCGCTCAGGAAAATAATATGAGCCCCTCCCAGGTCTTAAATCGGATCCTCGATTCGGTCTCGGTCTTCGAGATGCATCAGGTCGTCACCTTCATCGTCGAGATCCGCCAGGAGAAAGATACTATCGGCCGCAAGGTCGCAATGCGCCGGCACGGCAACTGGTCGGTCCGCACCTGAGCAATATGGCTTCTGAGAAAAAATATCTGCCGATGAAAGTGGTGATCATGCCGGCTAATACAACTGCGGCCCTGTCTGACACTTTGAGATATGCAAGTCTGGCGTTTGAAGAGATGACGAACACCATGAATGAGTTCGCCGCTGCGATGGCGCGCGCGGCTGCAATCAATCTCGACGAAGCAATAATGGAAGGACTTAGATCGGGCGCTGGCCAGAAAGTCGAAATGGAGATCGACGGAAAAAAGATGACCGGTACTCTGCATCAAAAGAAATGAGCGCGAGCGTGGCGTGGTAGCCTGATTGCTCTTGGAACATTAATACTGGGCAGCCGGAGTCGATGCCGGCAGCAATCGTAGACCAACTGCCGCTCGCGTTCTTCGTAAATTCCCCTCCCGTTTTTTCCAGTGTGCAGAAAATGCACACGGGTCAATTTCCAAATCCTGCGAATCCGCTTTAATCTCCCAGAAAACACAATGCAAAATAGACGTAAAAAGACGTGGATTCTATCCGCCGATAGTATGTAGATTCATTCCAACATAGTCAGAAGACTGATCCTCTCCTGATGCGTCCTCCTGAAGGGCGACCTTGCGCGCAAGCTTGGTCGCCTTTTTTTATGTGCCACAACATCGAAAACGAGTTGCTGACATTCCAAACGCTGAACGCTTCACCGGAACCGACCTCGTTCTTCGCCGGCGATAGCGCGAAGTGGACAAAGACCCTCACCGACTACTCGGCTGCCGACGGCTGGACGCTGAAATACTTCTTCTCCGGCAAAAATCCCTTCACTGTCGATGGCGCTGCCAACGGCATATCGTTCGACATCGAGATCCTCTCAACCGTCACGACAAAACTTCCCCCGGGATTCTACCGCTTCTATGCTCGTGCCACGAAAGGCTCCGAGAGTCATATCGTTTCCCAGGGACAGGTTGAAATCAAGCCAGATCCGAGTAAGGCCGTCCAGGGGCTCGACGTGCGCTCACACTGGCAGATCGTCTTTGACTCCCTCAAGGTCGTCGTTCAGAATCAGTCCGTCAAAGGATATGAAGAGCTGGAGATTACCATGGGCGGCAGTGCTCGCCGAATTAAGAACATGGCATGGAATGATATCCTGATCGCCTTCCATCATGCCGAGCGCGAGCTGCAGAGAGAAGCCGACGCGGACCGTCTGAAGCAAGGTCTCGGGCGCCGGCGCATCCTCACCAGAGCGGTGAACCCCTCGTGAAGCTCCTCGACAAATTCCTGGACCGCATCGGTTACTCACCCAAGCGTCCTCCGCAGAGGCGCCTCTATGCCGCTGCGAAGGTCAACCGGCTCAACTCCGACTGGGACACCTATCCGACGTCCCATGACCAGGAGATCCGCTTCTCACTGCCTCAGCTGCGCTCGCGCTCGCGTCAGCTCATGCGCGATGAAGCGATCGCCAAGCGATATCTCAACATGGTCCTGATGAACGTCGTGGGCCCCGATGGCTTCATGCTCCAGATGAAGGTGACCGACCCAGACGGCAAACCCGACAAGCTCGCCAATGAGCGGATTGAGGAAGCGTGGAAGAGCTGGTCGACGAAAAAGAATTGCACGGTCTCCGGAGACCTCACCTTTCTTGGAGTCTGTCAAACGGTACTCTCCCATGCAGTGAGAGACGGCGAGTTTCTGGTCCGTAGTATTGCGCGCAAGAGTTCGGCCTTCGGCTACCAGCTGCAGCTCCTCCAGCCCGACTTTCTCAACCATCTCGTCAACCGAACAGAGGAAAACGAGAATATCACACGAATGGGTGTCGAGTTTGACAGCTGGCGCCGGCCGATCGCCTACCACCTCACCAGGATTGACCCCTCTCTGGAGGTGTATGCGAACTATCAATTCTCCCGAGACACTGAACGTATCAAAGCCTCCGAGATCTATCATGGATTCCTGAGAGAGCATTCGTTTCAGTCCCGCGGCGTCCCCTGGCTGGCGCCGGTGATGATCCGGATGCGTGACTGCGACAAATGGGAAGAGGCTGCGCTCTGGAACGCCCGCGCTTCAGCCGGCAAGATGGGATTCATCGAAACCGATCCGACGACCCCGGAGAAGAAGTTTGAAGGTGATGATGAAAACGAGATCGGCGACACGATCTCCAACGTGGATCCCGGCGTCATCGAGCAGCTCGCCCGTGGGCAGAAGTTCGTGCCCTTCGACCCGAGCTATCCCGAAGCTCAACATGAGATGTTCGTCAAGGCGATGCGCCGCGCGATCGCAAGCGGCCTGAATGTCTCCTACAACGCGC